AAATGTCTACAATCTCACAATTTCCGTCTGACGTACAGGCTAGAGTCTGTGTTCCGCTTGTTCCGTCTTCTGTCTCATAGAAAGACAAATCTTCCCAACGAATTTCTTTGGGCATCTTGGCAACCAAAGATTCGTAATCTTCTTTTGTTACTTCTTGATATGGAGCTTGCTTATAAGAGTGATCTGAATGAGGCAAGAATGAGATACCAGAGACTTCATCAAAGTTCTTATATACCCAGGCTCCTACTTCCATCCATTCATCCTCTTTAACTGAAACTGTAATTGATGGCTTATGTTCACACCAAGCACGTTGGTAAACTAGCCAAATATTTAAATGCTCGATAGCTGTTAGGTCATTTCTAACAATTGCGCCCTCTGGTGCTTTTACTGGAAATGAAAATACGTAAGTCTCGTTTGGCTTCATTACGTCATCCTCTACTGGAATTCCGACTTCCTTTAAGAAAGTAGAAATTGGATCTCCCTTAGAGCCACGAACTGTACGAATATAATATGGAGAATGCCATGCATGCATTCCTGAAGACACCCCGACCAATTGAGATACTGTTCCTGATGGCTTTACGCATGTAATAGCGGCAGACTCTGGAATCCCAATTTTCCCAGCCTCATCTTTATTCTTTGCTCTTGCTGATTCTCTAAGAGTCATTAAAAATGCTTCTAGTGAAACTAGGTCTTCTTTGCCTGACATAAACTTATGTCCAAATTGTCCAGTAAGAGATACTCCTAGTAGGCGCTCTTCTTCTGTATTGTCTTTCCAAATCTTGCGGAGATATTTAAAGTCTGTAAGCGTTGACTGCCATGTCCCAAGAATAGTAGCAAGCTCAACTTTACGTTCGATATCTTTCTTTGTATCGTTTTCACGTAGTACGACTTCTGAAAGGTTACAAAACTGATAAGGACGTAGGATAATCTCTGAGCAAGGGTTAGTTCCATAGTGTATATCTGGATCTCTTCTTCCATATTTGGCTGCTTGGGCTTGAGCTGCGGCCACATTGTATATACCTCGTTCTCCTGACTTTGAGTCATATAGAGATTTCCATTCTGCAATAAACTGCTCCATCTCTGGTTTGCGTGAATACGCAACAGAGTTATTAGATAGTGAACGCTGGGTATTATTCTCCCACCAGTTGCCAGATTTTGCTGCGGCCATTTCAATATCATTAATATTAGAAAGAGAAATCATAGCTGAGCGACGAACTCCTCCAACTACAACAACTTCACCAATCTTACACATAATGTCATGTGCTTCAATAGGCTTTAGATTGCGTCCTGCTGCTGATTTAAATTTTGCAACAGTAAAATCAAATAGGTTAACTAATGGTTGTGGGCCAGATGATCTACCACCCATTGTTTTAAGTCTTGCTCCTGCGGGACGTACCTTAGATACATCAATTGCTGGAATTTGTCCTGACCAAAGTAACGCAAGAAGTTCACGGTATGCTTTTGCCCAACCTTGTTTAGAATCTTCAACCACAATAACTGTTGTTGATTTTTCAAATGTTTCTGGAACGGCAGGAAGCTTATTAACATACTTATACTCAACAGAGAATCCTACACCTGTACCACACATAAGAATATACATGGTTTCATCAAATGATCTTGGGCTATCTACTGGAACGAATGAACAATTATATCCAGCAACATGATCACGATCTAGTGCAGCACCTGCTGTCATGACTGATCGCATTGATGGCATAACATTTCTGTTAAAGACTGCTAACTTAAGCTCTTCTACTAACTTTGATTCTGGTTCATATGCGTGTTGTTTAAAAAGATGGTTTAGCATAAAGTCAAAATATCTATCTACTGTCTCTCCCCATGTCTCACGACGGTTTTCTTCTGACAGCCATCTTGCATAACGAGACAATGCAATAAAATTTTCGTATGGATTTTCAATAGTTCTTGACATTTTTAAATAACACCTTTTCTCCGCCTTGCGGTTTATGATTTTTTAGTTGAAGTCTAATTCTACCAAAGTTTAATTCAAAGGGGAAGGGGTATTAGAATTTTTCTGTTAAATGACTGAATGCATTCTTGGTCAACTCAACCCAATCATATTCTTTATGAATCTTAGTTGACTGAGCAAAGTAATAACCAGAATATACTTTAAAATTACTAGCAGCATCTGACATAACCTTTACTAAATGTTGATACTCTGGTTCAAATACTTGTCCTTCATGTGCATATTCCCAAGGAGAGTCTATTAGATTTGATTTTAACTTTAAAGGACCGATGTAATCTTTATATTGGGCCCAATCATAAGTAGATATTGTTGGCATACCGCTTGCAAGTCCTTGAAGCGGAATAAATCCAAAGCCTTCTCCGTAACTTGGGTATACAAGAATGTCATGGTCATGGTAAAGCTTTACTAGAGACTTATCGTCTAACTCATCTGTTATCAATTTGATATTGCTATACAGATCGCCAGGAACCCCAATAATGTTTTTATCTACTCTGTTGTCATATATACGAGTAGTATTACTCTTGTGTGCTTTTATAGTTAAAGAGTACTTAGGATTATTGCCATAAAGTTCTACAAATGCGTCTACTACCATTTGTCCCGCTTTTCTTGGAGCAGGTTCTCCAACATGCAAAAACTTTATAGTGTCAGATTCTAATCTTTTCTTTGGTGTCCATATATCCTCAATGCCATGTGAATACACTTTAACATTTTTATATCCATTATCTGTAAATACATTTGCACACCAATCTGAAGTGGCCCAGATCTCATCACAAAGATCTAACTTTTCTCTCCAGCGTTCTGGTATAACTGTTGACTCCCATGGAGTATATGCAATTTGATATTGACCTCTATGTAATTTATAATTACTAGGTTGTGTAAAATTTAATTGAACATCAGCTTTGGAATCACTCCAATTTACTGTGTGTCCTAAAAGTTGTAATGAATTAACTATATGTTGCGCTGCATAGCCATATCCTGTTGCAGGATTTAGTCCCAATCTGGGCATTCCAAGCGATATATTCATATTTATTTTCTGGTCAACTAGCTTGACACCCGCTGTCAAGTAATGCTACTATTATAGTTCGTTATCTCTAAAGGAGGAAATGCCAATGGAGAAAATCAAAGAGCGTTTGAGCGATGTTGCTCATAACTGGTCTTACATAGTAATGATAACATTATTCTTGTTTACAGTCCAGCCTGGTCCAACATCAAGTCAAGCGTTAACCACATTACCTGTAGAGGTAATAAAAACCGAAAAACAACTAAAAAGAGAAATACTAGATAAGTTCAGTAATGATACTTATAAGCATTCAGAAATGCTTGCAGCCTCAGATTTAAAAGATTTATTATGGGCTGTAGGATTTGAAGGAATTGCTTTAAAAACAGCTTGGGCTGTTGCTCGTGTAGAGTCTAACGGGAGACCGCTAGCTTTAAATGACAACCACAAGACTGGAGATAAATCTTACGGGATTTTTCAGATCAACATGTTGGGAAACCTAGGTGATGATCGTAAAGAGAAATTCGAATTAGTTTCAAATAAGGAATTATTTGATCCAGTAACAAATGCAGAGATAACGTACTATATGACCAAAGGCGGCAAAGATTGGTCATCTTGGCCCAACTCAATAGGTAAGGCCAGGGATCTCATACCAGAGTTTCCAAAAAATTAAGGAGGAGTTAGATTGCAAAAGATACAGCTCGTATCTAAATACCTAACTCTCGCAGAGGAAGGCCTTGTTCCTAGGATTGATTGTCCAATGGATCAGGGCCTTCTGATGCCTAACCTGTCAGAAGAAGATGAGATATACTTATATTGCCTTTCATGTGATTTTAAGAAAACTATTGGGACGGAATATTATGCAAAACTTAAAGAGTGCGTCGATAGAAACTGACGGCGGTCAAATAAAAGAAACTGACGCCATGGGGCGGGAAAAGTTCTGGGAAGACTTGGGGCGTCCAGATGACGGAAAATGAAAAACCACAAAATTTAGAAGATAACCTACCTATGGTTAATTACATTATGCTACACAGAATATATGACCTGCTTACCCTAATTGCAAACAAATTGGTGGGACCAGAAGATGTATCCAAGATGGTTGAATATCATAACCAAGGCTTCCTTTTAGGGCCTACACCCTCATTTACCCCTAGCGAACAGGAAGAAGACAATGTATAGTGCTAAAAGCATTGATTTAGTAGAGTCCTATTTAAACAAGTGCCTAAACGTAAAAGACGGCAAGTGTAATTTGACCTGGAAGCACGAAGATTGCAAAGTACTTATGGATATCCTCTACGAAATGACGGAGGACAAGAAGTACAAAGAAGACGAATGGCTATTTGACCCAAATCAAAAACTTCTCTGGGAATAGATGCTTGACATAGAATTTAAGTTATTTTATACTTCATATGTACTGGTTGTAGCATCCCACAAGATTAAGCTCCCAGTATAACGTGTAGCAATACACTAGGAAAGCCCAATCGGATCCGCCTCTGATTGGGATTTTTTCTGCTGTTTTATATTTTAAGGTCTACCAGACCTTTGATATGTCCTTATTCTGTGGCAATTAGCACAGACAACTTCACATTTAGCAATCTCTGCTTTTATGATCTCAATATCGTGGGTATGATTTCTATAAGCAGAAACACTAAATTCTTTATTATCTGATATGTGATCTAGATCAAGCATATAATACGGGTACTTTTCTCCACAATCTATGCAGCCAAAAGATTCTTTGTACTCCCTGATGTGCTTGTCAATTACACGCCTGTAACTTCTTTTGCGAGTATTATAGTTAACCTTTACGCTTTCGCTTAAATGATAAGCAATGGTTCCTTTAGAGCACCCTAGTATTTCTACTATTTGATTATATGTCTTACCCTCAGCTCTAAGCTGAATAATGTTTTCTTTATGTCTCATGGTTCGATAATACAGTAAGCATCGAATCCTGTCAAGACTACTAGAGCGATTAGCGGGAATCGGACCCGCACATTAACCTTGGCAAGGTTACGCACTACCACTATGCAATAATCGCATCGCTAACCCACCAGGTCTCGATCCTGGGACATTCGAATTAACAGTTCGACGCTCTACCAACTGAGCTATGGGTTAATATACTATAAGTATACTAAATAAAGTGCGAAATGAAAAGTGAGTCCGAAAAAAGTGCGGCGGGAATAG